CTTCTTTGATTTTCTTTTTTTTGTAGTGGTTTTCTTTGCTTTGGGTTTGGTTGCTTTGGTTTTGGTTGCACCTGCTGAAACAACTGCTACCCATTTATGAACACCATTTGCGTCTGGTTTTGATTTAAACATTTTTCCATTATTTCCCTTCTTTGTTTTTCCTTTGCATTTGTTGGCAGGGAATGGAGGTGAAGGTCTAGTTTTATATTTTTTGGTATTATCTTTAACGCATTTGGTTTTATTTGCCATGTTTATATATATTATAACAATATAAAAATCTAATAGTATAGGTTTTTATTTTGTACTTTTTAATTTTCAATTTTGGTTGATGAAAAAGTTGATTTAACCGTGATGACAACTAAATGTTTAGTTACCCATAATCCTAAAATGATCCACATATTAGTAATACTGTTTCCTCCATTGTATATAATCCACCTAAATGCATGACAATGTGGGAGGGGAACTAACATTGGGGATGTTATAAATCCTACAAATGAAGCCGGGGTACAATAATAAACATATAAATGGCTACAAATATAATGTAGTAAAACCCATATTATATATATTCCAAATGCATTGGAAAGATGATGTAAAATTCTTACTATCGTGTAATCTTTCATTTCCATAGTGTTGTGTTATCTTGTTGTTGTTGTTGTTGTTGTTGGTTTCTCTTGGTGTTGCATAAAAAAATCAATTTTTATTTTTTATCTGGTATGAATTTAGTCACCATTACAGAATATTCTCATATTTTTTTATAAATTCCTCTTGTAGGTTCGCAGGAATACAATTAAAATCGACCAACAAACGGTTCAATTCATATTTTTTATACGCATCCTCTTTTTTAAGTTTAGTATTAAAATATTCAGGTTCATCATAACATTTTAATGCCGTTTTAGGACCACATTTCTTAAAAACAGATGATATATTATCACTTGGATCACCCATTACTATTTTACAAAATAAATCTTTTTTTGGATCGCCTAAACAACTCTTCTCTTCTGCAATATTTTTATACGACATGTTATAAATTTTTACCCTAGGCTCCAGTAGTTGAAGATAATCTTTATCACTTGTTATTATGTATATTTTACAATTCTCGTGTTTTTTTAGCAAATGTTTTACTGATAACGCTATACAATCATCCGCTTCCAATTGTGGATATTCTATTATTCTTTGAACACCTCCTTTCATGAAAAGTTCTTCATCGTATGTTATTTTGAAAAATTTGCCAATTGCATCCCCGTCTTTGTTACTACGTGTTGATTTGTACGCATCAATATGTTGATTTCTCCATATATTTGCTCTCTTACAATCTCTTCCGACATATATAATTGGTTTGGTTTCGTTTTGTATGTGTATCTTTTTTTTTGATTTAACATCCATATTGGATTCTAATAAATGTATTTTATTCGGTATCTCTTCTACTTTTTCTATAAAGGTTTTTTTGTATTTTTCAATGAAATCGTCGGTTATCTCAAATGGTACTGGTGGAGGTGTTGGCGTTGGATTAGGTAATTCACCATAAACAGTTGGACCAGGATTTGCCAATTTCCACCAGTTCATCACGGAATAAAATCGATAAAATATAAAATAGCTACCATCTATAAATATATAGGTTGGTATTGGGGTTGGTGCCTGGGTTTCTGTAGATATATCCATATTATTATTCATTTTGTTTTTGGTTGTTTTGTTGTTTTGGGTTCTTTGTATTTAATATGTTCAATTTTATTATAAATAATGTAGGTTATAGTAATACTAATACTAATACTAATAATAATAATAATACTAATACTAATATGGAGAAACTCTCTAGTATAATTTATAATAGTGGAATAGAAACATATGATTTACTAGAAAAAAATAAAACACTTATTGTAGGATTAATTACCATGTTTTTACCCAAAGAAACTCGTGATTTTATTTTTAAAAAAGAATTTGAATTTGATAATTATTATTCAAAATCAGAGTTAGAAGCTATGGAAATTGATCTAGAAAAAAATGTAAAAAATGTAGGGAAAAAGAAGAAGAAAAAAGGAACGTCTAAAAAAAGTAATAAAAAATCCAAAGCTTCAATTGGTTTATCAAAATCCATTAATCAAGGAAAAGTAAACCTTTTGAGAGAATCTATTCCACAATCTATATTCACCTTTTTTATTTTTTTTTCTTATTTATCTTTGCATAATATGTATTTTTGGACAATTCTTTTTATTATTTTATTTGTAACTGACGTTCATTATTTATTATGTGGTTTAATAATATCTTTTATTAATGCAGTCGGAATCGTAGTATTTTTTGATTGTCCAATACATATATTAGAGAGAAAATATAGAAATAAGCTAACACATAATCAACATTTTATATGTAATATCATTAAAAAGATATATGATGAAAAAAAACACTACAGTTATGAATATATTATAGAACAATTGATATTTACTATTTTCTTATTTTTAATTAAAATCAGCTCGATTGTTTTATATAAATCATTCAACCCTTAAAAATACTACTATACATCTCGATTGCCTTTTCTTTTTGGAGAGAATAATCCACGATAGGAGCTGGATAGTGTATTTTGCTTTTGTATTCCGTGTGATATTTATCCCAATTATGAATTTCTTTCGCAGGAATATCTTTGAGCTCTGGTACCCATGTTTTTATGTAAATAGCGTCTTCATCCACTTCTTCTGATTGATGAAATGGATTAAATATACGAAAATAAGGTTGGCTATCTGCTCCTGTACTAGCAATCCATTGCCAATTGCCGTTATTCGATGCAGGATCATAATCCACTAGTTTTTGCGCAAAATATTGTTCTCCTTCTCTCCAATCAATCAGCAAGGTCTTTGTTAAAAAACTCGCAACGATGAGTCTGGCTCTATTATGCATGTATCCAGTCGTGTTCAATTGTCTCATTCCTGCATCTACAATAGGATATCCAGTTGTTCCACTTTTCCATGCATTCAAATATCTAGCATTTGTACGCCAACGTATTTTGTTGTAATTCGGTTTCATAGCATGTCCTAAAACATGTGGATGTGTGTAAAGAATATTGATATAAAATTCTCTCCATATCAATTGTCTAATCAAATCCTTTATAGTACGAAATTTATGAAACACTTCACGAATGGAAACACATCCAAATTTAATATAGGGTGATAAAAGGGATGTTGGAATGGAGAGAATATCTCGTGTTTTTGAATACTGTTTTTGTGTTTTTAATGCATGATCCAAAACTTTCAACCCAACTTCTCTCCCACCATGGGATAATATATGTATATTGAGTTTTGTAAACTTTGACATTGCATATTGGAGAGAAATAGAGTAATTAGGTATATTACTAGAAACAAATGGAGATTTTGTTAATGTTAGACGAATCAATTTCGGTAAAGTTGGTTTAATCGATTTTACTGTATTGTAAAATGGGGTAAATTTTTGATAGGGAGTTCCGGTTACATTCAGAATAGATCCTGGTTCATACATATAATAATCTGATGTCATTTCGCACTTGATATCCATTTTTTCACATAATTGGCATAGACTATCATCTCTCTCGATTGCATAAGGCGTATAATCTTTATTGAAACAAACATAATCAATATTCCATTTTTTAATACATTCTTTCATCACTTTATTTGTATTTCCATAAAGAACATTGAGTTTTTTATGGGTTTGTTCATTCAAATCTTGTAAACTCTCAATCATAAATTGGACAGAATTATTCGATTTATATGGATTTGCAGAACCCACCTGTTCTGGAGTAAAAATAAATACCAGGTAGATCGATTTGCATTTTTTAATTGTTTGAATTAATCCTGTATTATCTTGGATTCTTAAATCACGATGAAATAAAAAAATCCCTTTTTCATATTCGTAGTTGTGCATATTATATATTGTTTTTATTGTTTTTATTGTTTTTATTTATATTTGTATTTATATTTGTATTTGTATTTGTATAATTTTTGTAAAAATTATATAAATTAGGTTGTGTCTTGTGTCTTGCGTATTGGGTGTCTAAATATCTAAACTAATGGTATTTTTATCGGATCTTGGTTTACGTCTACTTCTTTTTGGCATATTACCACTACCGTTTCCTTGTAATTCTTTTAAATCAGAAATACTAATTGTGCTATCATTATTTATACTTTGTGTATCTTGTTCCATTTGAGGTGGTAGTTGTGATTGTTGAAATTGAGATTGTTGTTGTTGTTGTGATTGTTGTGATTCTTGAATATTAATAGTTTTTGTTTTTAATCCTGATAATATTTCACTTATGTCACTAGGTCCTTTCATCTCCGGTCTTTGACTAGAAGATTGTTGTTGAGGTGGTCTTCTAGGTGTTCTCTCAATATTCACTGGATTTGATTGATTTTCACGAATATTAATACCATCGTTCATGTTTGGGATACTGGATCTTCCCATACCACCACCACCCATGTTCATGCTATTATTGTTTCCAGGACGACCTCCCATATATGGAACACTATTTGGACCTTGTGTCGCCATCGGTGGCGGTGGAGGTCCTCTTCCCATTGGAATTTCTGGTTCTGGATTCATTAAACCACTCATAAAACCGCCAAATCCTGGGTTGCTTTGACCCATGGAATTTACTGCAGCATTCTGGAATTGCCTCATTAAATCTGGATTTTGTCGTAAAATATCGTCCATACCTGGCATAGAAGACTTAAACATGGTATTTGTCATGTGCAACATAAGAGCACTACCACCCAATTGGAACATTAATTTTAATTCTGGTGCCATGGTTGCCTTTGATTTGTATTTTTCATACAACTCTGCAAAAATTTCATCATAATCATTAATATTTTCATTTATCTGCTCACTCCAACCATCTAATTTAATATCAAAAGGATCAAATTTGTTATTTAAAAATTCAATACCATTGATAACAGCCATCATCATATTTCCTTGAAACTTGATGGAATTTTGTTTTGTTTTTTCCTCCATAATTGTCTCATATTCGCCCTGCATTTCTGCTAAAGGTGATTCCATATTGTATTTTTTCGATAATTCTACACCTTTTTTCTCCAATGCTTCCAACTTTCTTAAATATTTGAACTTTTCTCTCAATAATTCTTCTTTTGACATTGCAGGTTGTATTGGTACTGTTTTATCAGGATTGATTGGAACATTGTTAAATTTACCAAAACCATCCCATGTCTTTGAGTTTGCATCTCCAGTTTCTGCTGTTGATTGACCTATTGATATAGATGGTCCAGAGGATGATGAATTCTCATCAAATCGAACACCAAACGATGAACGTTCATTTGATGATGGTTGTGCAGAAAAAATATCTGACTTTGGTGAATAACTCGAAGAACCAGAATCAATATTGAAAGTACCTGTATTTGATAACTCATTCAATTCATTTTCTAATTTATCTAAATCATCAATACTAATATCATTATCAAAACCCTTTGATTTTCCTTTTCCATCTTTTACTTTGTCATTCATTAATAATTCAATACCTCCACCGAAATTGACCGACTTTAAATCGTTCAAATCATCATTCAAATTTGATATATCTATAATTTCGCTATCCATTAATATAAGTTATTAAGAACATTTAATTTTAAGTAGTACGAATATAATAATATATTTTTGTTTTTTGGGTTTTTAGTGTTTTTGATTTATAATCTATTTTTTATATACCAAATACCTTGTAAAAAACAATCTGCTAAATCATCTTTTTTACTATGTTTATTAAAATTTTTTAACCATTGATCATTGGTATGGTTTTTTTCTAAATTTTCCAAATTTTCTAAACAACTTGCAATACCCATTTTTTTACGATCCTTATAGTTTGATTTCTCTGTTTTGTTTGAATTGTCTACCTGTATATCTAGCTGTTTGTTATTACTGACATCTTTTAATTTATTTGAAGATGATACAAATTCAATATGTTGTTCGTTGTGATGTTGATGTTGATGTTGATGTTGAGAAGAATTTTTCATAATAAAATATTGAGCAACCATTCCTTGAATTGTTTTCATTCGATTTGCTATTGGACTTATTTGATTCTCAATTAAAATAATATCTATGTGTTGATATAGGTTATTAATTGTGAAAATTTCATCGAATTTTTTTTTTATATTTTTACCAATACTAATAATGTCTACTTTATTTGAGTTTGTTTTATTAACAGGTTCAAAACACTTATTCAAAACATATTCATTCATTAAATGTATTAGGTCTTGTTTTTTTATCGGTTTTGTGTAGGATATATTATATTTTTCTGCTAATTCAAATAAATTATTGATTTTTTGTTTATTTAAATAGGAAGGAACTAGTTCTTTAGTAGGAATGTGAAAAATTTGTTTTTTTGAATGTTTTAAACAATAACATTTACCATTCTTCATAAATTTAGCAGGTTTATTACAAAGATTTATATTTGTTGTTTCTGAAAATTGTTCCGTTGTGGCTAAAAATTTTGCATTTTCTTTTGATTTATTTTTTGTCTTTGTAGATGATTTACTATTTTCCATTTCTCCACATACTAATGATGTTTCTTCTCCTATATTTATTATATCCCATTTTTTAATTTTATGAATATTATTATTTTCTATTTCAAATAAACAAAATGCTAAATTTTTAATTCCGATATCAATACTTAATAATGTTTTAGAATAAGACATGTATAAATTATATAATTATTTTTATGTTATAAATTTTATTATATAACAATAATTATATAATTTTTATTTTAAATTTTATTATATAGATATTATATATAAAACATGGCTATGATGACACGTAGTAAAACAAATAGAAAATCTATTTATAGACGTCGCGTTAAAAACTCTACATGCAGAAAAATTAAACGTTCTGCTGTATGCAAACGTACTGTTGGATGTAAATATGCTTCAGGAACAAAGCGTCGTTATTGTCGCAAATCTAAAAATAGACACGTCTAAATTTTACTATTTATTGTGATATTATTTTACAACACTTGCATGTAAAATAATATAGGTTGTTATTATTGTTGTTGTTGTTGTTGTTGTTGTTGTTGTTGTTGTTGTTGTTGTTGCTGTTGCATATTGGTAGTAAGTTGTGATAATGTGTTTGAAGTAAAATAAGGAGAAATCATTCTTGCTTCCAATTGTTGTCTTGATAAATATGGATTTTTTAAATCACTATTTTGATATCCATATCCTGGAGACCCAGTGTCAAATAAAGAATTGTACATGATAGGTACATTGCTTGAAGGTGTTGATTGTTGATCTGAAACGCTACATGGCATTCCTAAATCATGACATGCGGATATATTATTATAATTCATTATCTTCATACCATTGTTTGTTAAATATTGTCTATATTGCCAATTTGATCTAATATTTTCCTGTCTTTGAATTCTCTCATTAATAACAGCTTCTGGTTGCCATGAAGCATAATTTCTACCATCTGCCATAATAGGAGGAAAATCAAAATGAATATTGTTCGATCCAGAGTAACATGTTGCCCAACTCATCTTTTAAATTCTGTGTTATCTAAATATATATATTTATGTAGTATAATTAGATAATATATTTTTATTAATATATTTATTATTGGTTAAGTTATTATTTATTCAACCTCTAACAATTTTAATAATTCATTTTTTTTCAACTTTGTTGCATCTGTAACTATTCCTTTTTCAATAACTATACTTCGAAGTTTATTTAATGATAATTTTTTGTAATCCAAAACTTCAATATTTTTAATATTTAAATCAGAAATATATTCTGATTCAATTTCTTCTTCATCATTATCGTTATCATTATCGTTCAATGAAATATTGATAGTTTTTAAGTTTTTAATATCTGAATTATTTAATTTCGAATCAGATGATAAATCTGCTACTGATTCAAAATTCAAATTTTCAAAGTTTTCAATATCTAGGTTATCGTCATCTTCAGCATTTTCGATATTTTCGAGATTTATTTTTATATCTCGTTTTTTGTCCTCCTCATCATCATCTTCGTCATCCTCATCCTCATCGTCATCATCTTCGTCATCCTCATCGTAATCCTCATCGTCTTCCTCATCCTCATCCTCATCGTCATCGTCATCTTCGTCATCCTCTTCGTCATCGTCCTCTTCGCCTTCTGAAACAGATATTAAATTATTTTTTTGATTTAATTGATTTAATTGACCAATTCCACCAACTGAATTATTTGATAAATTTATAACAGAAGAATGTTGTTGTTGTGGTTGTTGTTGTGGTTGTTGTTGTGGTTGTGGGTGTAGCATTCCAATAGGAATACCTACTTTGCTTACAACCAGTTGAACATGGTATTTCATAGAATTAACTTCTTCAGCCATAGTAGAAACTAAATCAAACATCGATGTTATTTTATGATTTTGCTCAGCTATTTTTTGATTAAAATACATGAATACACTACCAACTAGTAACAAACATATTGCTAAACTAATTAATAATGAAGTAGAGAATATATCAGTTATTGCCATTTTTTGTTATTTTGTTATTATTTGTTACGCCTATTAATTGATATATATATAATTATATTTATATGTTAAACGAATATAATTATATATTTGATTTTTTGAATCAGGTTTTATCTGAATCAGATTTATTTGGATTTTTTCTTAGAGTCAAATTTATTTTTTGTATTATTAATTATCTCACTAGGATAATTCATGTCATTTAATACTTTTATACCACCATGAATTTCTGAAATACCTTCTTTCATCTTATATGTATACGAAAAATCATTGTTATTTGATAAATCCACATGCATATGATAATTCTTAACATATTTATTTTTATTTAATTTTTTACATACCTTTATGAAATGAGTAGTCATAATACATTGTACATTTTTAATTTTTACTAAATATTGCATAAAAGCTAAAGCACTTATTACCGCTTCTTCTGGATTTGTACCGGAATAAATTTCATCAAAAACACAAAAATGCGAATCCTCATCATCATTATTGTTTTCTTTTATTGTATCTATAATTTCTTTACATCTTCTCGCTTCAGCTTGAAATAAACTATCTCTACCTGATGTATCCGGAATATTTAAGTAACAGTGAATAAATTTATATGGGGTTAAAGAGGCTTCATCGTAAAATCCACAACCAAATTGTTGAGATAATATAACGTTAATTAGTGCGGATTTTAATACGGTTGTTTTTCCAGAAGCATTTGGACCTGTTATTATCATTGCTTTGTCCAATTTTACATCATTTTTTACAGGATTTTTGTTTATTAATGCTGCATAATATGATTTCTTCAATATATTGGAGTTTTTGGTTTTAGTTTTGGTGTTTTTGGTGCTTTTGGTGCTTTTAGTGCTTTTGTTCGTATGATTATTAAATTTGGCGAAATGTAAATTCTCTTTTTGTATATTATTTATTAATCCTTCTAAATTATCTATGTATCCATTAAAACCAAATGAATATAAAAATGACGAGTTATATATTTCATTATAGTTCAATTGATAAAAGTATTTTAATACTATACCTATTTCTGCTACTTTTCTAAATGAAATTTTAAAATCACTCACACTATTTAATTTATTTCTAAAATCATCTAAAACAGTTTTGTGTTTTCGCATTTCATCAATAAAACTTACGTATGTATTATTTTTCAATTTGGATACAAGCAATTCTAAATTTTCCATATTGATCAAAGTGTAATTCAAATACTCTTTAAATTTAGTCAAATAATTATGTATTTTTTTTATATTGTAATGGAATCGAATACATGCAAGTATATTTTGATATATAGAAAATACATAAAACCCAGCTGATATTAACATGTACAGTTTTTGATCCAATTTAACTTTGTGAAATTGTGTAAATAGTTTTCCAATAGCATGATTTCCTGCTAATATTTTTAATATATCTATGTATTCTTTAATGGATACGGATAAACCACGAGCTTTAATAATAAAAAAAGGTACTATCAATATAAAAATAGGGACAAATAAAGAGATAATAGGAGAAGTCATATTGTAAAAACTCATCAACTGCAAAAATAATTGTGATTCATTTAAATATAAAAAATAACTCCAATCCATATAGTTGTATTTTTCCCTAAAACCTGTATCCATTTTGATTTCATCCCATAATTGCACAATTTCGTCAAAATTTGGTTTTTGTACAATTTCCTCCTTTTCTGTTGAGAGACATGGTTTATATGATTTTAATAATTCCTGTGTGTCATTCAAAAATTTCAGATCATAGGAATAATAATTTGGTATTTGTTCCAATGTCTTTTTTGCTAAACAGTTTTTCGGTTCAAATGTATTGTATAATATAGGAACAGCGGATGCGTCTGTTGCGTCAATTGTTTTAATTAATTCTAAATCTGTAACGATATTTTCTTTCAATTGTGTTTTTTTATCGAGATAAAAAATAGGTAATTTAAAAATATCATTAATGTTATTAATTTTTGTCTCTTTTATATCTGGTTTTTTATTTTCTTTTTGTGTTTCTTCTTTGTCAGTCATATTAAACTAATATTTATTAAAAATTAGCATAATAATATATTATATTTTACGAATCTTTTTGGATTTTTTATGGGTTTTTATTTTTTTGTTTTTTGATTGTCGTGATTTTTGTGATTTTTTATATGATATTTTTCTTCCAATATTACCACCTCCATGTTTATGGTGTGACTGGTGTGATTTATGTGACTGATGTGTATTATGTGACTCGTGATTATTGTTATGATTATGATGTGCAGAATGTTTATCATCGTGCTTATTATTATTATGATTTTCATGATGTTCATCATGCTTATTATTATTATGATGTTCATCATGTTCATCATTATGTTTATTATTATTATGATGTTCATCATGTTCCTCATTATGTTTATCTTTATCATGCTCATCATCATGCTCCTCACCATCATGCTCCTCACCATCATACTCCTCACCATCATCCTCTTCACCATCACCATCATCACCATCATCATTATTATCATAATTCATATTTTGTCCTACTCCATTGTTAATTAAATTATTTATAAAATCATTTATAAATGTTGATATTTCCTGCATTTTTTCTTCTCTATATTTTTCGTATTGAGATTTAGAATCAGGATCTTCAATCAGCTCATGAGTGATCTCATTGATTTTATCATTAAAAACTGATTTTTCTAACTGAGTATTCTCAGTATTCCCATTAATATTATTTAATATTTCTGACAAAACTATCTCATTAATTGTATCAATTAATTTTTTACAGTTTTCATCATGACATAAATAATATATTGTTTTTTCATTGGTTTCATTGGTTTCATTGGTTTCATTGGTTTCATTGCTCATATTATATTATCAATATACATTTATTTAAATAGTTGTTCAAAATTTCCTGGTAATTCTGTAATTTGAGTTTCATAATGTTGTTCTATTTCTTTTAATTTTGAAACGTCGCGTCTTGTAATAAAGTTGATTCCTACACCTTTTCTACCCCATCTACCACTTCTACCAATTCTATGTAAATAAGTATGGACACATTTTGGGATATCAAAATTAATGACAACACTAATTTGTTGTATATCTATACCTCGAGCTGTAACATTCGAAGAAATCATAACACGATATTTACCATTTCTAAAATCAGCAAAAGCTACATCTCTCGCAGATTTATCCATATTGCTATGAATACAACAAACAGGAAATCCATCTTCTACCATTGCAGCATGTAAATCAATAACACGTTTTATGCTATTACAGTATATAATACACTGTGATAATGAAATATAAGAATATAAATCTTTCATAACCAAATATTTCTGTTTATCATCGTCCACCGCTACAAAATATTGTGAAATACCCTCCAATGTTAATGCTTCTGTTTTTACAAAGATATTAATCGGATCTCTCATAAATTTACTAGTAATGTTACTAATATATTCTGGTAAAGTAGCACTAAATAATGCAACCTGGATATCATTACTAAATGTTTGAAAAATATTATAAACTTGTTCCTTAAACCCAGATGATAACATTTCGTCCGCTTCATCCAATACAACCAACCGTATTGTTTTTGCTTTAATGTTACCACGACGAATCATATCGTAGACACGTCCAGGACATCCAACTATTACATGAGGTGGAGCATTTTTTAATTTGTTTGCGTCTTCATCTATAGAAGATCCACCCACTAATGTGTAGACCGATAATCCAGTCATCATGGAACCAATACTAGAAATAACTAGTGATATTTGTTTTGTTAATTCACGTGTAGGAGACATGATTAAAATTTGAGTTTCAGATTTGGATAAATCTACTAATGATAAAGCACCCACTGAAAACGTGGCAGTCTTTCCAGTTCCGGATTGTGCTTGAGCAATTACATCTTTTCCTTTCATAATAGGAACGATTGCTTTGGATTGGATTGGACTAGGTCTCTCAAAACCGTAACTGTAAATTCCTCGTAATAAATCACTCGAAATATCCAAATCTTCCCAACTATTTATCTCGCAAAATGAATCTTTCGATTCGCAGTTGTTATCTTTTTCCGTCATTCTATATTATATTTGATTGTAGTTTTTAAATATATTTTGTTTTATGTTATTTGTTATTTGTTATTTGTTATTTGTTTTATGTTATTTGGATTAAGCATAAATTAATATATCAATTTTTTTTATAAATATGTTCTTATTTGTTTTATTCCGTCTCTCCAATCGTAATAACATATTTCAAATTTATCAGGATATGAAAAATTGTAATCATAACACAATCCGATGCCATGATCTATATCAAATCCAAATTCAAAATAAAAACTTGAAGGGTGTGCGAAAGTTATTCCCTTCATTATTTCCATTTTTTTATTTATTAATGATCTAATCATATTATATCTTGTATCATGTTTATGTATTATATTTACATATTTGTCTCTTCTGTATTTTATTCTGCCATCATAGTCTAGTATTATATTTATAATATCACTTGGAAAATCAGAGTACATATTATTATAATAAACCTGAATTTATAAAAAAAATGATATAATATATAAATTTATAAATACTATATAAAAATATATATAAAAATATACATAACTACATATATAATCATGGCTCAAATTTATAAATATACTATTCATGATATAAATAATATCATATTGAATGGTTTCGAATATAAAATAAGCGATGAAATAATTGAAGTAATTTCAAACCTTACATCCGAAGTAGGATCTCCCACTTATATAAAAACACCTAATTTTCAAAAACAAAATACAGAAAATGATGATATGAAACCACAAAAATATCAACCAAAATCAGTCTATGGTATCTCGAGTAATGATAAAAATAATTCTTCTATAAAGAGACACAAAGGTGTATCGAATAGACAACATATAGATTCTGTCAAAGATGATGATTGGGAAACCATACGCACTTTTAGCACAACCAAAATGGAACAACATGAAGGTATCGACATATTTATTGATACTATTCGAAGTAATTTGAATAAAATGTCAATTAAAACATATGATGAAATTAATACAAACGTAATTTCAAATATTGATTTATTGTTGAGTCAAAATATTTCATTGGAAGAGACAAATAAAATCAGTAATATTATATTTGATATAGTATCATCCAATCGTTTCTATTCCAAATTATATGCTAATCTATATGCTAATTTATTAAATAAATATGAGTTTATTCAAACTACATTTAAAGAAAAATTAGGCGATATCGGTGATATTTTAAACAATGTATATTATGTTTCACCTGATGAAAATTATGATTTATTTTGCAAAATGAATAATGAAAATGAGAAACGGAAAGCAGTTGTATCGTTCTTCATTCATCTCGTGTTTTATGATGTTATTGGTATGAATAAAATCGAAGAATTGTTGATAGAATTATTGAAGAAACTAAATAATTTGATTAAAGAAGAAAATAAGAAATTTGTAGTGGATGAATATATTGAGATTATCTTTATTCTTTATAATAAAGAATTGTTTAATAATAACAATAGTAGTAAGATTAATCATGACAATCATACAAAAATAATAGAAAATATTCAATATTTGGCAGGAGTAAAAGTAAAAACCTATCCTAGTTTGTCTAGTAAATCTATATTCAAATTAATGGATATTGTTGAAATGTAAAGTATAGTCATATGATATATATTTAATGTATATTTGATATTATGAATTGCAAATAAAAACGTTATATTTTTATGTAAAGATAAATATATAATAAAATACAAAATAAAATACAAAATAAAATACAAAATAAAATACAAAAATTCAGATGGTATTGTCAAAAATAAACACTTCTATTAGTTATCCTGAATTAAAAAAAATCCATAATGACGATAATAAATTGGAATCTGAATTATACAATATTTTTATTTATGGTTTACCTGTAGTTATTGCAATAGGGAAAGTAAAATATGATTTTGAATCTGACAACATATTATATTTTCCCATATATTTAATAAATAAAAACAACAAAGCATTACAAATAGGTGTTTATGAAATTGATTCAAATTTTTATTTAGAATATTTAAATGATGGTGACCTGGATTTAGAGAGAAATGGGTCTCTCGTACCTCTTTTGTATAAATTTGCTACAAAATCAATGATTGACAAAGAACGATTAATTGTTGAACCTGAATCGGTTGATTCGGTTGAAGAGACAACTCCGACAGAAAATGTAATTATAACTAATAAAGCGAATGAGTTGGAATCAGAAGGGGAAGGAGAATCGGAAGGGGAAGAGGAAGGTGAATCGGAAGAATCAGAACAAACAGACAAACGAGAAGAAAAACAGATTTCAAATATTATTCGTATTCCTGAAAATAGAAAAGATTTTTTTGTTTTAACAAAGGGTATTGAAATTCCTCCTTTATTGAAAGAAGAAACAAAAAAAATGGCTAATGATATTATCCAAAAATATCATACTAAAAATTCAGACAATTGGATTGTAAAATATATGAAAAATAATTATTATGATTTTGTTGAAAATGAAGAAGGGTGTGATAGTTTCTTCTCATGTATAAGAGATGCTTTCTCTCAAATTGCTCAACAAACTTCTATTCAAAAACTACGTAAAAAATTTGCTGATAGCGTTTCCAATGATGTATTCTTATTTTATAAGGATAACTATACTCGATTTTACAACACATTAAATGATACTATTAAAAATGCAAAAAATTTAAATATTGAATATGATAAAATTCGTGAACAATATAATCACATTCTAGACAGAAACGAAAAAAAATTATTAACAGAAAAAGGAAAAACGGTAAAAGCTCAGCATGATAAATTAATATACGAAAAGAAATATGTATCGTTATTCTTGAAAGAATTTAAATTTATGAAAAATGTGGATAATCTGGAAACATTCAAAAAACATTTGTCTTCCTGTGAATTCTGGGGGAATAAATGGTGTATACAATGGGCAATTGTATTAATGGAATATTTTTTAAATGTCAAATTCATCTTTTTTTCAAAAGAGTATTTTAAGGAAAATGATTATTCAAATATTATTCAATTGGGAATGGGAAATCATTATTTTCAATTAAAAGATGCATTAGAGAAAAAACGTCGGTTTGAGCCTGATCAATATATCATGATTGTGATGGATCAACCAAAACAACAATCAGGTGTCGATTATAAATTAATCAGCTATCGAAAAAAGCATATATTTACTTTTTCTGAATTGCCCTATTACGTTAAAAAAAACATTTTAATAAAATACAATGAGAAAAATGCTGGGTTATTTTCTGTCATACCAGAATTTCATCAATTCGTAAAAAATAATAAGAACAACGGGAAAGGGAAGGGGAAGGAGAATGAAAAGGGGAATCATAGTGAGGGTCAAAGTTTGGAACTAGAAGAATTATCAGAAACGAGTTTACGAGGATTGTATGATGACAGCATCATGTTTATTTCTTATACACATTCAAATGGTAAACCATTTCCTGGATTAGGCATTGGAGAGAAAATAAGAATGGATGTTTTACTGGAATTTGTCAATTTGGCGCTGATAGACAATTGGAGGAAAAAACTGGCAGATGAATGGGTTCAACCTTTTAATTTGGATAATCATAAATGGAATAGTGTAGAACATTATTATCAAGCTTCCAAATTCAAACAAAATAATCCTGGTTTCTATTTGAGTTTCTCTCTAGACACTGGTTCGGATCTTTCTAAAAATGTTGAAATGGCAAAGTCGGCTGGTGGAAAGAATGGGAAGTGGGAGGTTGAGGACAAGGATGTCGTTTTGTTACGTGCAGAAAATGTGGAGATTGATCCTGATTTTTATAAATCACGATATAATAAAGAATTATATGATGCACAATATGCGAAATTTACTCAAAATAAAGAACTGAAGGATCTGTTGATGGCTACAAAAAATGCAAAATTAATGCATTATGTTAATAATAAACCATTGGAAGAATATAAAAGTTTAATGGAAATTCGAGAGAAATTGCTGGGAGAAGATTTGTAATTTGTTTTATTTTATTCTAATAAAATATTTGTATAATATAACAAATATATAACAAATATATAACAAAAATACAATATTAATGAAATTAACTAAATCAAGTGAATTACTAATAGGGTTTTTTAAAAATAACAAATGTATTCCTGTTGTGTCATGTAACAATACCTCAAAAAAAATATTTCATTCTTTATATAATGATATTTGCAATGCGGATCTTTATATTCAATCTCTGAAAAATGGAAATAATAACAATAACAATAACAATAACAACCATTATAAAAGATCATTACAATATATTAAATCAAAAAATGACCTGCCTAATTTTACTAATTTTCCATCCAATATATTTACAAAAGAAGTACAAAATCATATCGATGCTAGTATGAAGTTAATAATAAAATATTCGCTTTATTTGTTTAATAGAAAAATAAATATTCATTTTATTATTGAACACGCGGATTTGGACGTGAAAATAATGGTCTACGATAATTATGTTAATAGTATATTATTATGGTCTTATATTTTAAACAAATATTCTTCTATTCACTGTGCTAAAGACTGGAATATTTATCTTTATTTTACTTCACTGGAAAAACAACTACCAAATAAGAATATTCATTTACAGGACAATATATTAAACTACAATCATATTAATACCGGTTTTACAACTACATGTCCTCAAATATCTGAAATTGTTATTTTTAGAAAAGAAGAGTGGTTCAAAGTTTTTATTCATGAAAGTTTTCATAATTTTGCTTTGGATTTTTCCGATATGAATGTTACTGAATTAAACAAAGCTGTTTTGGAAATATTTCCTATCAAAACAAAAGGGAACTTATTTGAGGCGTATACCGAATTTTGGGCTGAAATTATTAATATGTGTTTTTGTAGTTATTTTTATTTGAATAAGGACAGACATAATGCATTTAAGCAATTTTTATCGAATATCGATTTTTTAATACAATATGAAAGAATTTATAGTTTTTTCCAACTGAATAAAGTGTTGAATTATTTGGGATTAACTTATAATAATCTTTATTCTAAGGATAAAACCAGCGCGGTTTTGAGAGAAACACTGTATAAAGAAAATACCAATATTTTTGCTTATTATGTAATAAAATGTATGTTGATAAATAATTATAATGGCTTCTTATCATGGTGCTACCAATGTAATAGTATAGGTAATATAATACAATTTACCAAAACACAGGAAAATTTATTTGATTTTTATCATTTTATCAAAAAAAACTATAAGACAAAGTCTTTTCTAGATAATGTTGATTGCATGGAAAAAATCATGTTAAAATTACAAAAGGATATGTTGTTTAATCATGGTGCTGTTGGAGAAAAAAAATATAGAAAAAATCAACGTGACACTATCTATTATTTATTAAATAATATGAAAATGTCTATTTTTGAATTAGAGTAGTATTTATAAGATAAATTAAAAAATTGAATTATAATTAATCATGTTGTCGATACGATAACATCATTAAAAATTTCAAACCATAAAAATGGGAATTAAATTATTGAATAGGTTCTTAAAAGACAATTGCAAATCGTGTGATTCTATTTATACATTGCACATATCGAAATTACATGGCAAAGTTATTGTAGTGGATATAAGTATATATTTATACAAATATGAAGCGGATAACAATCTAATAGAAGGAATCTATACCATGATTGCTATATTTCGTCATTACAATATAATACCTATATTCATATTTGATGGTTTGTGTCCTACTGAAAAAAAGGAACTAATTGAGTCGCGTTTGCAAAAAAAACGCATTGCTGAAAATGAATATTATAAATTGAAAGAAATGTCGCGTGGAGGTTCTGTTAATGCAACTGAAAAAAAAGATTTGGAGGAGCAAATGAATGCATTAAAGAAGAAATTCGTATATATGAATAAAATCAAAATTAATAAAATTAAAAATCTTCTTCATTGTTACGGAATGACATATTTCGATGCACCAGGTGAAGCGGATCAATTGTGTGCTTGGTTTGTAATCAATAAATATGCGTGGGCTTGTTTGAGTGATGACACTGATCTATTTGTTTATGGGTGTAATCGTGTTTTACGGTATTTCAGTTTAATACATCATAATGTTCTATTGTACGATTATCATAATATTTTAAAAGAGTTGAAAGTAGAACATGATGTTTTTAAAGAAATATGCGTATTATCTGGTACGGATTATGGAGATGAGAATAATTCGTTGAATATAAATAAAATAATGCAATTGTATAAAAATTACGCATCGTATAAAGTTGATATATCATTTTGTGATTGGATGTGTGTAAATTCAAACATTCAAATTAATCGCGATTTGTTATTGAAAATAAAGAATATGTTTGATATTAGTGGATTGGAAATGAGTGGTTTGGATGGGTTGGATGGGTCTATATATACGGGTGTTGCAAATAAAAAAATAGAAAAAGGGGAGTTATATAATTTATTGAAAGAAGACGGGTTTTTATTCTGATATGTGGTTTGATTAAATCTAACTAGATGTTGTCATGTGTTTTTATTTAATTCGCATGTTCTTGGATATTTTACGATTTAATTTTAAAAACTTTCTTTTGCGTCGGGTATTTATTTTGACTCGACTATTTCTTTTACGTTTTTTAGTTCCTCCTTTACTACCTTTAGTATTAGTATTTATAATATCAGATACACCTTTTTTGATATTTCTATAAATAGCAATTGAAACATTTTTTACATCTTCCACACCCCCTTCTGATGTAATATATACAAAAAATGCCATAATTAAAGCACATGCAACACAACCACCTGGACCTGTAAGAAAACAACATCCAACTAAAGTACAAGTTAAACCATAAATAGCCTCATCTCCACCTCCACATATCTTTTTATTTTTTTTGTTGTTTTTTTTACTTTTTTTCTTTCCACCTTCTGAACCTTCTGGAATGAGATTAATTATACCATTATTATAATGAATTCCGTCATTTTTTGCGTCTCTTATTATCCTATTTAACTTATCATTAAACGTCATCAAACTGTTTCTTAAATTTCCTTGATTACTATTAGAATTATCACTAATTAGCATAATTAGTGGGTCTATTATATTGTATTTCATATATGTTGCTCCATATGCTGACATGCTAATGTTTTTTGTAATATTATCAAAATCATTTAGTTTTTCATTAATATAATTAGGATTATTTTTTAGTGATTCTGCGAGATCTTTTCTTTTTCTATCTAAAAATGATGATAATATATTTTTTTTGTTTGACATTTTTTTATATAAATCGTTCAACATTTGGGTAGTTTTGTTTCCAAGTTTATTGACTTCATTTATTTCTTCATTTATTTCTTTATCTTCAATTCGATTAGCATTTAAACTTTCATAATTTTCATTAATTCGAATACCTTTTTCTCCTCTTGCATCCTTAAATTCTTCAATAATTTTTTCTTCTCTTTCATTAATTTCACTAGAATTTTCTAGTATTTTTTGTGCTAATTCTTGTCCACCTATTTCTTTAATCAAATATTCTCTAGTAGTTTCCATATCCTATATATAATAATATATTATTTTATTTTTGTTAAAAATAAAATCATTCATTTTATACTTTCTACTATCTTTTTGTTTATTTTTTCATATCCTAGTTCGTTTAAATGAAACCCGTCGTTCGTAAAATAGTTGGTTGTTAAAGATTGTAATTCTTTATTCACATTTACATAGTGTAGATAAGGAGTTTTTATGGAACAAAAATCACGCACTCGGTTGTTTATGTAATTTACATCTTCTATTTTATTTGTGTTGTATGTTTTCGGTGATTTAATGAGTGAAATAACAATGATTCTACTACTTGGAAATATTTTATGTAGTTCCGTCAAAAAAACGCGTGTGTTTTTCACTGTTTTTTTATTATCTATGTTATCAAACACGTCATTGATTCCACAATAAAATACAATATATTTTGGGTTTCGTGTTATACCACTCGTAATATAATCAATGTATTTGGTTGATAATAAATCGGTTGTTGTCAATCTTGCTATTCCTCTATTTATAATTTGTTCATTTTTAAGATAAAATGTAAAATTATTCCATTTTTTAATTGTACTGGAACCAACTAATAATATAGTATTTACCATATACTATATTATTTTATTTTTTTATATGTTTGTTTTTTGTTTGTTTTTTTTGGGGATTGGGGATTGGGATTGGGGATTGGGGTTTGTTTTAATTATAGAGTAATTATAGGGGATATACTTAATCTGAAGCACTGACTCCGCCACCAGCAGATAATTCAGGAGCTACCTTAGCACCAGCCTTGGCAAAGTGAATACTCATAAACTTTTGTAAGTTGAAATAGGTTAAATCCTCATTTTCCTTAATCTTAAGAAGTGAAGCTAACTTCTTATCTGGAAGAATTCTACGACCGTTGGTGGTATCTTGTAACTTATTTGCACGAATGTAAGCGTTGATGTCTTTTGTAACATCAGTACGAGCCATTTCTGAACCAATTGGCTTATCTAAAAACTTTGCTAATTCATCACTGATACGAGTTGGCTTAACGAATCCAGATGGAGCGCGGTTTCCTGACTTTCTCTTACGCTTGGTATTTAGCTTTTGAGATGCCTTTAATTGACGAAGAAACATCTTCTCGATATTCTTAAATTCAGGCTTTAAAGAAGCTAACATGTTACCTACTTGTTGTAATTTTGCAGCAAATTCGAGTGACATTTCAGCGATACTGTTTTCGGCTTCAACTGCTTGTTCTACTGGGACAGAGACAGGGACAGGGACAGGCTCTACTGATACTGGTGCTGGTGCAGTCTCAACAGGTGCTGGAACAACTTCCTTTGGTGCCTTTACCTTCTTTACTTTCTTCTCAGTTGATACTGATGTAGATTCTACTACAACAACATTTTCTTGTTCTGGTTTAGCGTTTGATGCTTTGGTTTTGGTTGCGGTTGTGGTTGACTTTGCCATTTTTTTATATACTATCTAGAAGAGTACTTTTTAAGTTATTTAAGGCTAATATATATTTATTCACACCAAACATCATAACAAAATTATGTTTTACATGTTGTGTCGTGATTTTCTCTAAATGTTTTATTGTTTTATAAAATACGCATATACATATATCTAAATCGAGGATTTCATTACACCAAACAACTAGTAATTTCTCATATAAAAAACAGACAAATCATTATTTATGAAAAGGGTTATAATCATTGTTGTCACAATAAGATATAGCACCAATTGATTTTAATTTTTGTATTGTATTAGAGTTGGTTTTTTTTATAAAATTACCATTTAAGTTTTTTCTAAATTTATCTTCTTCTTCTTTGCTAAAGAATTTATATCCCTTACAACCTTCATTGCAAAAATTTTGTTTGCATGTATCAATTCTAAATTTTCTATCCGCTTTTGTTGGCTTATATGAAAGTTTATTATCCTTTGCTAATTTTTTGAATTTTTTTTCTATTTCAGGACTATAATCATTTTTACAAAAATTATCACATGACA